CTTTATAGTAGTAAGGCTTGTTTGTTCTAGGATTTATTTTAGATGTCTCGCGTATCTTAGTGAGCTTCATTACTTGTCTCCAAAAACAAAAGTAAAAAAATCCCCATCTTCAACAATAGGAAACTTTAAAGGAACGACTGCCCTGTCTCCAGAAAATAGCTGTTGAGATCCTGAATATAAATAGACACATCGTATTAAAATAATTCCTTCGTGTTGAATAACTTCTATTACAACGAGCGGTGACTTACCTTTAGCAAGCCTAAACGCACCGCCTGTTGAGCGAGAGTGTACTAAATCTACCAGACGCTTTAATGGTAATGTTCTGCTCTTAGTGTGTTTCACTCCAGTTATCTCCGACATTGTAGTCTCCGTCTAGTGGACAATTAAGGTTAAGTAACTTACCTGCTTCGATGATAGATTCAACGCCTAGCTTACCTACTTGATCTGCTACAGACTCATGGCACTCTATCTGCCATTCATCGTGGACGTTAGCTACGAACTTAGCGTCTATGTGTTTTAGCTTGCCGTCTAAAAGTATCATGGCTTGCTTCATTGTGATAGCGCCAGCGCCCTGCAACAATGTATTAAGAGCCGCATGTGCTGAGCGTACTGTTAGCTTCCTGCCGTCTAAACCTTTTACATAACCGTCTGCTGCTTCTCTTTGTACCCTCCCTGTAAGAGCTTTAAATGATGGGAGATTATCAAAGAAAGATTGTCTAAGTCTTTTGCCAGCTTCTCTGCCTCTTCCAGCCACTGTCCCAAGCTTAGCATCTCCTGCTCCGTAGAGGAGTGCATAGATAAATGTCTTTGCCTGATCTCTAGATTGAAGTCCCGCAAGTTTTTGATTAGCAGTGTGGATGTCTCCGTTAAGGATTTCATTTGTATAGCCCTCATCATTTAAATAGTGTGCAAGCATTCTAAGTTCCAGGCCGGAAGCATCAACGCCTACTAGCTTATAGTTCTCTGGTACTATCCAACAAGACCTACACTCCTTACCGTAGGGTGAACTACTACTAGGAATCTGAGCCATGTTGGGATGGGAGTGAGTCATGCGTCCTGTTACTGCACCATTAGGATTAACGTAGCCATGAACGCGCCCAGTAGTCTCGTCCAGTTCTTTCAACCAGCTTCTTACTTGTGCCACACGCTTCTGAATCATTAGATACTTAGCAATCAGTGCAGCTTGAGGTATACCTTTAACCTTCTTGAGTATTGATTCATCTACCATAGGTTGTCCGGTAGGCGTGAACTTCTTAGGTTCCCATCCAGCCTTAATAAGATACTCGCCTATCTGTTTCCTAGAGCCTAAGTTAAATTCAGTTTCAGTCTTGCGGATAATAGGCTTAGGGTTTTGGTACATCGTGAAATGCAGATACTCCTCATCTGTTAGCCTTACACCTTTACCGTGTTGGTCTTTTCCTATCTTAGCTACCTTTCCAGTAGACGTATAGCTATGGGTTATTATCTGCTTCTCTACGGTAGCCTGAAACTCTTTCTGTACTTCTTCTTCTAACTCAAAGAGATTGGTTTCAAACATAGCAACAAGACCCATAGATTTTCTGATGTCTAAAAGAAACCCAGTGTTGCGCTGCTGGTCTATGATCTTAGCAGTCTGGTGTTCTATCCTAACAGACGTGGGAGTAAAGCCTTTGCTCTCATGCTTTAAAGCATTATAAACTTTATGGTTCAGTACAACATCGCGCTTACAATACTCTAACATCTCAGGAGTATAGTGTTCCCAGGCTTGTTCCTGTTCGCCATAATCTCCTTTCTTAAAGCCTAGCCTATAGCCCCAACCTTCTAGGCCGTGGTTACCTTCTCTTGTAGGCTTAAACAAACGGGACAACACCAGTGTATCGACAATCTTTTTGTCAGAAAGATCTATGTGTCCTAGCCGTTCAACTACAGGGATGTCATAGCCAATGATGTTATGACCAATCAGTTTGGTTGCAGTTTGTAACATGTTATAACCTTCATCCAACTGAGTGTTGTCAAACGTAAACACATCCTTAGTGTCTACATCCATAGCAACTATACAATGTATTTTAGTTGGAGTAAGACCATCAGCCTCTATGTCAAACACTAGGTTACTCATGGTACTCCTCCCACACCCCAAGCTGCTCTGTAGGCGTAGTAAGCTTTCTTCTTCTTCTCCTCTTCTTTATCCTTCCACTTATTTGCAGGGCTTCTAGGATCATCTAACATCCCAGTGTAGTAGTCACTAATATTGTTATCCAACGCAGCATCCCTCAGTTTCGCAGGAGTATACCAAGCCCAGTCAAGTATGCCTAAAGGCCGGAACATCGTTTTAGTTTTAGCAAAGAGAAAGCCCTCCCAAGTCAAACCAAACCTAGTAGGTTCAGCAAAGGAATAGTCAGAACCTGGAGGGGCTGACTCTCTTACTTGTTTAATAACATTGAACAACTTGTAGCTTCCGTAAGGTGGTTTACTCATAGCTCATCTCCAGTAAACTCATCACCATCAGGCAGGTGTGTTTCACGTAGCCTACCTGTCTCCTGATCATAGAGCAAGTGAGTAGCTATACCTACATCTCCAGTGTACCTAGATTTAAGGACACGCACCTTAGTAGTCGATGCTTCTATATCATCGTCAGCCTGCTGGTTACGTTCAAGAGCGATGACACAATCACTAAGCTGGGCAATGCTTTGACTACCACGTAGATGATTAAGCCCTGTCTCTATACCGTTCTCATGTCCACGGTTACCATCAACTCTCCGTAGATGTGAGACAAGGATCATACCGCACCCTGTTTCTTCGACAAGAGTTCTGAGCCTGTGCATGATACCGTCAATAGCTTTACGTTCATCAGATTCTAAGGTAGATAGAACTAGCATGTGTAAGTGATCGACTACAATCCATTTACAATCAAGACCTATGATCATGTAGCGCAGCTTACTAAAGATGTCATCAACGTTGTTAACACCGTGATGAGCATGAATCCAAACACGCCCATCATTATCACCCATGAATACTTTCTTGAAGTAGCTATCCATTTCTTCATCAGTGTAGTTAGCCTTAACACTATCAAGATGTAGCTTAGCATTAGCCTCGACAGCCATGATACCTTCTGCTGTCCTCGACCAGTTTTCTTCAAGGGCTATGACACCTACGTTATCATCAGTCTGCTCTATCAACCAATGCTCGATCTCTCTGGTGACAGAGGACTTACCTAAGCCTGTGCCTCCAGTAAGCGTGACTAACTCTCCTGCCCTCATGCCTTCTAGCTTAGTGTTCAGTCCAAACCACGGGTAAGGTATAGCTTCTACCTTGTTGTTCCGTAGCTCTTGATAAGCTAGGAACTGATCCGACAGATTCAAGACACCAGAAGGTGTATAAATTTTAGCATCCCAGAAGCTACTGACGTATGCCGAGTGTCTACCCTGACGTAACATATCGTTAGCGTCTTTGAAATCTACAGGCAGTGACATGATCTTAGCTTTGCCCGGAGTCAAGAGCTTTGCTATCTCTATAGCTGCCTCTTTTCCTGGCTTATCATTGTCAAAGTTAATGACAACATTTTCAAAGGATTCAAGATATTCTAAGTTAGCTTTAACATCACCGACTCCACCAGCAGCGCCGGACTTAACTGAAACAGCAGGCCACTTGCTACCCATCAGTTCATAAGCTGCCATAGCATCACACTCACCTTCTGTCAGTGTAATGAACTTGCCGCCAGCTTTGAAGAGGTTCTCGCCAAAGAGTCCTACTTCTTTAGGAGTCCCAGACCAAGTAAAAGCCTTATCTTTTTTGCGGATTTTAGTGGCTGCTAGTTCATGCCCATTAAAATAAGGGTAGTGGTGACTAGCTACCACGCCATTTACTAAGGTTGCTTTAACGCCATACTTCTTAGCGGTTGCTAGACTTAGCTTACGGTCAGTGAGTTCAGTAAAGATCAACGATGATTGAGAAGAAGAGCTACCAGATCCCTCCATCTTTTTATTCCTCTTATGAATTTCAAATTCAGTTTCTTCATTCTTTCCTGCATAGTAATCGTGGATGTGCTGGTTGCAACTAAAGCAGTGGGCAGATCCGTTATCGTTTATAGAAGCGCCATCACTAGACGCACATAATGTACAGGGTTGATGTAGTTTTACGAATGCCATGATTGTTCCTTAGTTATTTGGCAGAGTTAGTAGTCCGAAACAGTCTCTTCTTCGAGAGACTCAGGCTCTTCTCCCAGAGACTCAGGTTCTTTGTATAGTTGAGCCGCTTCTTTCTTTAGACTCTCAATCAAAGTAATTGCCGAAGCCTTATAGATAGTAGTTACTATCTCAGCTTCCTGTAGTCTCTTGTTGTTCTCAAGAAGGACAGCAAAGATCTGCTGCCCCTCCTGGGAAAACAATGAGACATCGTGTACTACGCCATCTATTTCCATAGTATTCATAGTTATAGTTCATCCTCCATGTCACTATCGATGTCATCAAACTCAGCACCATCAGCAGAACCTACTTCTATCAAGTCAACTACTTGCATTGCTTGGAAGTCTAAGCCTTTAAAGACCTGTCCTTTCCATGTAGATTCCCACTCCTTGTACTGTACCCTAACGCTTGAGCCGTTCCCTACTCTAGCATCGAGAGCATTCTTATGCCTGTCTACTAGCTTAGGTGCTTGACGTATCATCCCGTTGGGGCCGTTGACCTTACGTTTGATGATGATAGCTGGGCCTTCATCCATAGTCTTGATGGTGAATCCCCTCGACTGGAAGTCATCTGCAACCTCTTGATTGACAACAAGATTGACAGAGTACACCGGTTCAAAGGTTGTGTTGGGAGTTGTTACTGCTGCCCAATATGCTTCGCCTTGAAGAATAGCCATTATCTTTTTCCTTTAGTTTTTAAAAAAATGAAATATAATTTTACTAAAGACAGGAAAACCTGTCAAGTTTATTCTACTGCTTTAAAACATCACAGACATTAGAGCAACAACCCCAAAGAAAAAGGCTGCTATAACTAAGCCCCTCAAAATCTGGAATGTTCTTACACCTAGATAATCTCTCAGTTCTTCACTGCCTTCAGTCAGCATCTGATGTATGTCATCACACATCATTAAGAACTGTGCTTTCCTTGCAGCTAACCACGCTGATATTTTCTTTTTCATACTGCCTCCTATTTATTTTAAATTAATCCTCAGTTTTATAACAAAGGCCATAGCTGATAACAATAAAGGGAAGGCTAATCACCATCCCCTCAAACTCTGCTACCTCCAACTCTACGTTATCCCTTGTGACCCACACAGGTTTGGTGCTGGTAAATTCTAAATCAATACCAACACCATTCCTGAACTCAAAGGTTAACGTCTGTCCAAAAAGGATAAACGTCATGCAGCCTGCCTCATTTCACTAGACACAATGGCAGACCGGATAGCTTCGTGTCTCTGGTTCTTGACTGAAGCTATGTTAGACATAGTAGATTCTCTAGCAGTCCCTGCATGAGTAGACCAATCAGTCATAGCATTGTAAACAGCCCAGAAGTTATTGCCCAGCCTTTTCCTATACACAGAAGTGTACTTGTTCCACATGTATTCTAAGCTAGTGTTACGGCGTGGCATTTTGTTTAAGATATCTTCTGGCTGATGTCCCTCAACAGAAAGTTCTAAAGCTGTAGTAGCCTTCAAAGTCCTTGCAAAGAAATCAAATGCCAGGCGATCAGTCTGTTCCAACTGCTGCCAAACTTTCCAAAGCTCACGCTCTTGTTCAAAGACCGCTAGAGATTTAGTGATAACCCTACCTCCATGCTCAATGTCTAAAGCCTGGGTGTGCTTAGCTTTATAGATTGATACAGCACCAGTAACAAAGACCTGTTTGTTAGTACAAGCCCACTGATTAGCAGCCGCACTAATCATAAACGGCCATGTACCATCAGTCGATGTAAGAGCTAACAAACTCAGTGCTGCGGTATCACCGTCACCAGTTTCATAGGTGTGCTCAGGCAGAGTGTACTGCACAAAAGTCCTAGCACCGTCATGAGATGTATCTATTCGTTCTCTCATGTTGTTCAAGCACAGATCAGAACGCTCCAAGATATCTCTTGTAACATCTATCATGTGCTTGGGCGGCACTGCCTTGTAGCCTTGACCATGCACACCTAACTCTGCACCAGTATCAGTTCTATACACAACAGTCTTAGAACTAGATTGAGGATCTTGATAGATCACATCACCATCCCGATACTTTCGCGGGGTGTAAGTCAACTCCGCAGTATCTATATCGAAATCTGCTGACCCATAACCTCCATCTCTTATAGTTTTAAGGGCTGAATTGTTACTGAACATTGGGGTTACTGTACTCATACTAACTACTCCGGTTGATTTAAAATTAGTTTAACTTAAACGATCTATAGTGTCAACAATAAAACCACACTTGACAACAAAATTAACTTGCTTATACTGCCTTTAAAGTTGTTAACAATTGTATTCAATTATCTTTTTTACTTTTCTTATAAGTTCTTTAAAGCCTCTAAAGTACCTTTAAAGATAGGCATTTCTTTTGTTTCTTTTTCTTCCTTCTTCTCATGGGTAGGGGCGAGAAGCACAACAGTCAAGTCACCATACCCCCACTCAAGTCGAACACTATTAAGTTTCTTAACTTCCATTTATCTTTCTCCTTTCTTTCTATGATAGCGTTCGTTAGTATCCTTACGCCGACATATTTTACAGTACCTTTGAAGCCCATCGTCTTTCCCTCTGTCACTACCATATGCAGCAGCAGGTTTAATAACTTTACATTTGTTACAGAACTTCTCAACTACAGAAACGATTATACCATTAGCCAAATCTTCAGCGGCCTTAGCAGCCTTGAGTCTAGTTAACCTTACTCGTTGTGTGATAGTTAATCTTCCTGGCTGGTTACGATCAACAGCAGCAGGTACTTTAAAGATTAGGTTTGGGGTTGGTACTGGAATGCTGTTTTGTTTTAAGCCCCATCTACTACCCAACCATTTGCCTGCATCTTCATGGAGATAAGAATCAATGTCTCTTTTTTTAACTCTCATTCTTCTGGCTCCTGCTGTAGTCAGAAACCAACACCGCAAAGAACTGCTTGCTAGTTAACTTAAAGCCCATAAGCTCCGAGTGTTTTTCTCTAGCAACATTGAATGCCTGTAGAAGTTCACCATTGATAGCCAGGTTCTTAACATCCAAGTTAGCTTTACTCCTTGTAGCTAATTCGTTTTTAGTCAGGCCACTAGGTGGGCGACCACGTTTCCTCTTTACTTGTTCAGTAACTACTGCTTCAGTATCACTTGTTTCTGTTATGTACATTTTCATTCTTCTATCTCCTGTTGTTGTGCTAAAAGTAATATCGCATTCATTGTGGCGCTGATATCCTGCAAACTCTCTTGCATAATTAATAGCGCATTCACTACTGCCTCTGTTTGTTCATCGTTCATGGTTCTTTTACTCCGCTGTTATAGCTATTAACATTAGACCTATGGCACTAAAAACTATTACAGTCAGTACCATGTGTCGCCTCTTTACCTTACGCTCTACTTCCTTTTCAGTTAAATAATATAACGCTTCAGCCTGGGCCTTGCGGTGTAGCGCATCATTTTCCATTTGCTTTTCTCCTGTTGCTAAAGATTTTAAACCAACAACTCGCGCAATAAAACAACTTACTATCCCTTACCTTTGCTATTCCATTGCAGTCTTCACACCTGAACTCATAACAATCGTCCATTTATTTTGTCTCTTCTTTATTTTCATTTACACATATGCCAAGCAGCACCACACCATAGAGAAAACAAATCACACCAAGTGCAGTGAACGCACCATCGTGAGGAGCAAGCCATACAACAAGACTAGACAAGCCCATGATCAATATACTTATTATTACATCTATTCTATACATACTTATGCCTCCACTCCAAGATCTTCAAGTGTACATTTAGATTCAGTTAAGAGGCAGCAAAAGCCCTCCAACCTACCGTCCTCTGGATACAACACGTTTGACTTCACTCTTTTGCATTCATCAAAAGAACTATAGCTACCAAACTCATGCCACCCAAAGTCTATTAGAAATACAAACAGTATTACTTTCATACACTTACCCCCAAGTCGTCAAGTGTTTTAGCAAACGTCATCACTGCAAGATCTTCTAGTTCTTCATACCAACTATCGACAGAAGCATAGTCGTGGATATTTTGTAGACAGATCAATAGATCAGTATCCTTACGAGTCAGCTTGGTGCCTAACGATTTGTTAAGTGCTTTTATAACTTCAACCGAATCAGCAGGAAGGCTTTCTAAATTCCAAGAATAATAGTCATAATCTATCAGCACTCCTACAGCACAGAACATACCTTTGCCATTCTTGTACATACATTGATTGCCACCCCCATCTGTACTTACTGCATTCTGTTTTAGCAGATGAGTCGCTACTGTTTTGAACACCTGTTTCTTTTTCATGATTTATCCTCATCATATGATAGGCTTTCGTTGTACATTAGTTCTTTTAAGTACTCGTAAATGTCATCCTCTGTGATGTTATCGCTATCAAACTCTAGCGTAATTGTTATGGTTTTCATAGTTATCCTTTTTTAGTTAGTGATATTTTTTATGCCTTAACCCGAGAACCAGCTATCCTTAATCCGAGAACCAGCTATCCTGATAATCTCTACGCCAGGCTTCGCCTAGTTCCTGCGCGGTATAGTCTGGCATGTAGAAACATTTCTCCGCACCATCATCGATAGCATCTTCTTCTTCTACTTGCCTTATCTTAGCGCCTAGTTGACTATCAGTCATCAGCCTAATGCCTTCTTCGAAACGTAAGAAACTATCTTCTAACAGTTGCTCATGAGTTATCCCATGAGACTCCCAATCTATAGAGTCATCGCGGAAGTACTGTTTGTAATGTTGTCTTGATGT